CGACAATTTGCAGCAGCGAAGACGCGTTTACACCGCTGGTGCCGTTACCAAACAGGGCTTGGTTGGCGGTCAGAGAAGTCTGGCCAGTACCGCCGTTGGCAATCGGCAGCGTGCCGGTAACCTGGGTCGTCAGGCTGACGCCGGAGAGGGTGCCGCCCAGAGTGATGGTGCCTGTGGAAGTGATCGTGCCGCCTGTCAGCGTAATACCGTTTACAGAGCCGGAGGTGGCAACTGAAGTGACGGTACCGCTGCCCGTACCTGCGCCGATGGCAGACCGGAAGGTGGCTGCATCTAGGGCGCTGACCGTGTTGTCCGCGTTAAAGCGGGGGAAAGTCACCGCGCTCGGGTTGGTCAGCGTGAAGAGGTTAGCGCCGACCGTCGTCGCGCCCAGGTTGGTACGCGCACCGGAAGCGGTGGTCGATCCCGTACCCCCGTTGGCCACAGCCACCGTACCGGTGACGTTGGATGCCGTACCTGTCGTGTTCTGGTTCAGCGTGGGAATGTCAGCCGCAACGATGGCGCGGAAAGTTGGCGCCCCTGCGGAGCCGTTCGGCGCAGCCAGGAAGAAGTTGGCCGTCTTGGAGCCGTAGGGGTTCAGCGTGTCGCCGTATGCCGAGTTCAGGCTGATGACCGGAGCAGTGCCGCCGCTGGACGCCACCGGAGAGGTGGCCGTGACGCCTGTGACCGTACCGCCCGAGCCCGTAGCCGAGATGGTGATGGAGCCTGAACCGTTGCTGATGCTGACGCCAGAGCCTGCGGTCAGAGTAGCCCGCGTGAAGCCTGTGCCGTTACCGATGTCCAATGCGCCGTTAGCAGGTGTAGAGGTCAGGCCTGTACCGCCCTGAGCCACAGTAACCGTAGCCCCCGTTGTCAGCACCGTGCCCGAATTGTCAGGCAGCGTGAAGGTGCGCGAAGCCGTCAACGTAGTCGGCGTGATGGTTGCCTTCAGCGACGTAGTGCCGCCTGCGCGACCAATCAACTCCACCCCATCCTGGGTGGCCGCTGCGCGGGTCAAGATACCGGAGGCGCTGGTAGATGTGATTGAAGTGAACGCGCCCGTGTTAGCCGTTGTTGCGCCAACCGTACCGTTGATGTTGATCGAGGCCGTGCCGGTCAGGTTGGTGACCGTGCCGGAAGACGGGGTGCCAAGCGCACCGCCGTTGACAACAAACGCGCCCGCAGTTCCCGTGTTTACACCGAGCGCCGTAACCACCCCCGTGCCGGTTGTGATCGTAGACGGAGCAACGCCCGCACCACCACCAACCACCAGAGAACTTGCCGCCAATGCACCAGAGGATGCCAGGGTGCCCGCAGCAGAGTAATAGAGCACGCCGCCTGAAGTGCCGCCAGTTAGGCCGGTACCACCGTTGGCAACAGGCAGAGTGCCCGAAACGTGCGTCGTCAGTCCAATCTTGCCGTAGGAGGGCGCAACACCCACACCGCCGGAGATTAGCGCGTTACCCGTGGCCACATCTGCCAACTTGGACAGCGTAGTGGAGCCGGACGCAAACAGGATGTCGCCCGTGGTGTAGGAGGACTGGCCGGTGCCGCCGTTGGCAGCAGCCAAGACGCCGTTCATCTTGGACGCATCGTCCGTGGCGACCAACTCATAGTCAGTGCCGTTCCAGGCAATCAGCGCAGCGCGAGCAGCCGCTACCGTCACGCCGGTTGTCGCAGCGCCCTTGACCGTAACCGTCTGATTGGTCGAGGTGTTGTTCAGTACCAGATATGCCCGGCTAGAACTTGGCACCGTCACCGTCAGCGCACCGGCAGGGTTGCCTGTGCAGTTGATGATGTGGTACTGAGCGGAGCCAGTCGAGCCTGAGCCCGCTTGAGACAGCGACGTGCCGTTGGTGACAGACAGCGTTACAGCCGTCTGAGAACCGCTGATGGTTTGGGCACCGGCAACTGCTGCATCAACATATTGCGTGATGAAGTCGTTGACCGTCGCGCCCCAAGTGCCCGACAACTCGCCCGTTGAGGGGAGTGCCAAGCCGATGAGAGAGGTATAAGTGGTGGGCATTTAATGCTCCTATTCCGTGTTTACCAGATTCCAATTTGCATTTTGCGCGTTGTCGATCAGACTCCAGTAGAACACTCCGAAGTTTCCGACATTACCCATCGCTTGACAACCGGTGACTGCCACTAGGCGCTCCGCTACACTGACGCTGCCAACTGCGCCAGAAGCCGCAACACCAGTCAGTGCCACAATCTTATTGAATATGACATCGCCGGGAGTGCCAGCGGCAGAAACTCCAGTCAACGCGACCGTGACGTTTACGCCTGGAGTGCCAACCTGACCATTGGCGACCACACCGTCTTCGGTGGGGTTGTTGGTTTCCGTAACATCGCCAACTGCGCCTGCGGCAGAAACACCGCTAAGGGCTTGCTGACCGGCAGGGGAAATCAACCCCGCCGCCCCAGCCGCCGTGACACCCGTCAGGGCCACAACCCGAGAAGTAGTGACCGAAGCCACCACGCCAGAAGCGTCGTCCCCAGTCAGGGGAATCTGCCGCTCAGCAACAGAAACTGTACCAACCGCGCCAGAGGCGGTAACACTGGTCAGTGCCGCCGAAGTCGTAGCCCCCACCGAGCCAACAGAGCCGGTGGCAAGCACGCTGTCCTCGTCCCGAGTGTCAGAGGCAACAACAGTGCCCACCGCTGCGGCGGCGCTGACACCGGAGGCGTTGCGGACCGTATCCGGCGTTACATTATTAAGCAGGCCACTTGCCAAAACACCCGTGAGCGCAAAACTACGCGGGCCAACCGAGGCGGTGCCCGCCGTGCCCGTAGCCGCAACGCCGGTAAGCGCAAGGGTAATACTGGGAGTGGCCGTTCCGACCGTGCCTTGGGCCTCGTCGCCGGTAAGAGCGAAGATGTGCGGGCCGACACCCATCGTACCCACAGAACCAAAGGCAATAACGCCGTCTTCCGTAGGACTGTTGGTTTCCGTTACCGTACCAACCTGACCCGAAGCACTGACGCCCGTAAGCGCGACAGTGCGAGCGCCCATCGAGATGGTGCCAACCGCGCCGTTGGCCTGGACACCTGTGATGTCTGCGTTCTGGCTAACGATGGGGTCTACAGTGCCTACAGCGCCAGCGGCAGAAACGCCGCTGATTGCTACAGTGCGGGAGTTACCAACCGTGCCCGCATAGCCATCCGCATGAAGGCCCGAAATCAGCGGGAACGGGAATGGGTCAACGTCGTCTAGAACGCCTTCGGCTGTGACACCGGTAAGCGCAACCGAAGTGGAATCAGCAACGCTACCAACCGCGCCGGAAGCAGAAACGCCAGTAAGCGCGACGGTGCGTGCGCCTACCGCTACGGAGCCGACTGCGCCAGTCGCAGACCTCCCAGTCAGGGCGACCGTGCGAGAAGACGCAACCGAGCCAACAAAGCCCGAGGCAAGAACACTGTCCTCGGGTCTACTATTAGTCTCAGTTACGCTACCAACATTACCGGAAGCGGCAACCCCGGTAAGTGCAAAACTACGAGCGCCAACGGCAACCGTCCCCACTGCTCCCGCAGCAGAGACTCCCGTCAACGCACGGGTAATGGAAGGTGTCTCGTTACCGGTTGTGGCGGAGGCAGCAACGCCCGATAGGGCGACGGTGACCGAACGCCCTACAGAACCAACCGCACCGGAGGCAGCAACACCCGTTAGGGTTTCCCCAAGGCCACCCCAAGTGCCGCTGCTCCAGGTGCCACTACCCCATCCGGTAGGCACCTTCCGACTCCTTTACTAGAGTCGGATTAAGTCGTTGCCAGACGCAGCAGAGCAGTCGAAGTGGTGTTGGAAGGCATCGTCAGAGTGAACGTGCCTGCGGTCACAGTCTGTGAACCGAAGGTGTGCACGCTGACAGCCTTGTTGCTCTGGGTAGAGTTGTAAATCAACACCGCATCAAACGCCGTTGCCAGGGTCACGTTGGTGTACGTGATCGAAGCCGAAGGAGTCCAGTAGGCCGTACCTGCCGTAGCAGAAGTATTGCTCGACAACGGGGCCGTTGCGTTGGTCACGTTCACACCGCCTGCGGTGTAGTTCGTGCCGGTCACTTCGCCCGTGGTGCTGTACGCCGTAGTGCTCGCGTTGACCGTGGCCGAGGCCAGGAACAGCGCGGCCTTAAACGTGTCAGCCGTACCGGCAGCACGAATCGGGGCAGTACCAAAGTTGTGGGTAGCGGTCAGCACTTCGCCAAGAAACGAGGTGCACATTGATTGGGTATTGGGCATTTCAGGCTCCTTTGATTAACCAAATGACGCGGCTTCCGCGCCTGCAAAAGTGGGCATCTTCTTCAGTGTGACATGCACAGACCGATGCACGAGTTCGCCCTCGTGCCAATACTCGACCCAAGTCGTGTATTCGTTGTCATTGTCAACGACTCCGTCCTTCTTTTCAAGGAGGGATTCCTCCATGTCACCTTTGGTCGTAAAGATTGTGCCCATGCAATTTTTCCTTAGTTTGAAGACCGGATCAATGCGCTGTTGGCGTCATTAACCGGCATGACGATTGTGAAGGTTGCTGTCGAAGTCTTGTCTGACCCGAAGTCCAACACGGCGATGGAACGGTTTGCTTTACTGGAGTTGTAGATCAGAGCGCACCGCGCTGTAAACACACCGGGGTTCCACTCTACATTGTCAAAGTCTACGAAGGCCGTGTACCCAGAACTGTTAATGGTCGTGCCGGTCAGCGTCTTGCCGCCTAGCACATACCCAGTCCCCGTGATCTCTGCCGTCGTGGTGTAAACAGTTGTGTCTTCGTTCAGGTCCGCGTTGCCGTTGTACAAAGCAATCTTCAGGACATCCGTCGTCAGATCGTGGATGCCCTGGTACAACTCCTTCTTGAAGGAGGTGGTCTGCGTTTGAACGATTGGCATCAGCCTACCTTCACCCTAACCTGCCCGTTCCTGTAAGCATCCTGACGGTTCTTACCATCGCCCAGTTGCTTCAACAGGATCAGAGACTGCGCGAACTGCTGCTCGTACATGGTCACCACGTCCGGCTCTTCCTTCATAAACCGGGCCGCTTCAACCATCACGCCGTTAAACAGCACGGAGTCAAAGTTGTCACCAAGCCAAGTGTTGGTGGCGGTCACGATTGACTCTGGATAGTAGAAGTAATGCAGTTCGACTTGGTAGTTGGCGTTTGGCGTAGGCCCGAGGATCAGCGACAACTCATCCGTGATCGTCGACCCCGCCGTGGTGGGTCCAAAGATGGCGTAGTACCTTGGCACTCCAGTGCTCGTCGGCGTCGGATACGCTTGACGGATGAAGTTCACATCCTTGTCAAGCAGGTATTCGTAGGAGCCATCAGCCAAGATCACTGCCAGAGAGAAGACCGACAGGAAATCATCCGGGCAAGACAGATACTTGTTGTTGGTCGATACCGCTCCAACCACGTTCTTTCGAAGCGCAGGAAGTTGAACCGTGTTGTAGATTTTCTGCTCGGCCAACTCCGTCATGGTGGCGAAGTCAGTCGCGGAGAAAGAATTCTCCGTGTAATCTTCAACAGCGGTCTTCAACTCCGAGTAGTTCACGCCATCGGCCCCCTGGCCATCGTTCCCTTGGTGGCGCAACCAGTGCCGCGAATCTTGATGCCCGAGGTCTTGGGCTCAGGGTTGTACCCGTCGCGGGTGATGTTGCCAACAGACATATTTACACGGTTGGCAGCGGTCGGCTCTTTCTGAGTACCGTTGCCCAGAGCGACCTTGCCGCCCTTCATCGTGTGGGGCTCGGCATAGACGGAGGCATCTCCGACTTCCTTGCCCATCATCTTTTTGCTGAACTTAGCCATTTCAGCCACCCTTCTTGTAGGTGAACGAAGACTTCTTCTGGTTGGCAACCTTTGCCAGACCGCGACCAAGGTCACGCATCTGCTGATTGGTCTTGCCGCCCTTGGCCAACTTCTTGACGTTGGAATCGGGGTGTGCCACACCAGGGCCCTTGGCCATGTGTGCCTTCAATGCTTTCTTTGCGTCCATTTCGACTCCTTACGTCGTTTGGATGGTTACTGTACCAACAGATGTGGTTGCCACCAAGTAATTTGGTGTCAGTCCCGCATCATTTGCTCTTGCTCCGCCAACAGGGTTCCAACCCCATTGAATATCCCGTGAGCCACCAGTCGGGAAACCCTGCTCCGGGTTTGCGATGTTGATCTCCAAACTGTTTGTTCCGGCAGTCTTGTACGTCGAGTCTCTGCGGGGATTACGAACTGCCTGGGGATCGTCAACCGGGTACATGCCCAGTTGCAACTGCGGATGATCTGGGTCCCAGCACTCCTCGCACACCAGCAGGTTGAAACGCTTGGTCTTGATGACCTCTTCTTTCAGGCGCTTCAATTTAAACTGCTGGCCGCAGCGGTCGCACATGGCGATGCTGCGCTTGCCGGAGGCGAACCGATTTCCCATTTAGGTGGTGGCTCCGCCGATGAATTGCTGACGCGGCACAAACCGGATTGCAGCCTTCTCCCGATCCTCGTCTGCCGCCAACTGCCACGCTTCCTCGTACTGAGACTTCAGAATGGGCAGGCGGTCATAGGCATCAGGAATCTTCATGCCCATGTAGTAGGACAAACCTGCCACCATGCAGGGGATGAAGCGGAAAGGCACATCTGCCACATCTACGCCCTGACCGGCATCCTGCGTCCGGCGCAGTCTCCAGTACACCAGGGTGTAGGTGGTTGAGTTGTCCGGCACCGGCCAGACCGTCACGGCAGGCACCTGTGCCCAGTAGACCGTGCTACCCAGAACATGGATTGCTGCCGTCGTCCCTTGCTGGCCCCGGAAGCAGTTGTACAGGGTGTTGCCCGTGATGTACCCGTAGACGATGATTTCGTTGTCGATCTTGATAAACCCTTGGGCGGGCAGACCGGCAGTCGAAGACAGAGTGATCGTGGTTTCCGTGGCAGAAATCTGAGCAGGCAGAGTGGCCCCAATTGGGGAAATCATGCCGTTGTTGCGCTGCACCAAAATCTGGATTGGGCGCGATGCTTGCAACTTGTTTGGAATCGTCGCGTAAG